ATCTGAAAAAAATATCGGAAAATATAAATCAGTGCAGTGTCTGACATTTAATTGGCGAGCAGCTAAAAAATTCGGAGTAACAGTGTACGGCGGTTGTACAAATAATAGTGATACCTGGTGGGGTGTTCGGGAGCAATACGATGGCAAAGCTGGAAATTTTACAAGTTACAATAACTATAAAGGGGAAACATGGACCGAGGAGTATTAAGATTAGCTATTCCAATTAACCCTTATTCTAACCCTATTTAGTAATTAAATTGAATTAAAATCGCATATTTTTATTGGGAATCACTTCAACATGCCTTCTCTTGCGAACTACATGATAGCGACCTCTATGAAAGACTATATCATAGATAATAAGAATCGTCTTGAAAAAAAATACATTGTCCCGCTAAGTTTTGGACAAACTCTTCTGATAATATTCTTGGTCTCCACCATAGTGGGATATGGGACACGAATAAAATACAATGGACTTTATGGCACACTTGCCGCATCATTTCAAATAAGCTGGTATGGAATAGGTTGGGGTAAAACACCTTGGTATGTTGCCGTTTTATCGGCATTATTAGCTGGCGTTCTTGGTGCATTATTCGGTAATTATGTGACAAATACAAAATTTCGTCATAATAGTTTACCAATGATAAGTATGTATGAAGTATATACTCTAGCCTATAATACTATAAAATATGAATGTCAAAGAATACTATGTAGAAGACCAAAGTCTTTTCATCAGGATTAGCATTAATACGATTTACTTTTCAAATAACATGTAAATGCTTTTGTTGGTTTCATATAATTAGAAATATTTTCTTTCATTAAATTATCCTTCTGTAATATATAAATGGTTAAATATTACGGAAGAGCCAAACAAAGAACCGGTTCCGTTAATACGAATCAAATCGGATTAAATATGAGTGGATGCCCTACAAAAATAGGAAAACAAGGGTATATTAGTAATTATACGAGTAGACGTGTACAGTGTAATCAAAAGTTTTGCGGTCCAGTTATTTATCAGGGGCAATTATGGAATTTTAATACTTTTCGCTGTGTTCCAAAGGTACCTCGTGGACAATCTTTTAATTCAGGCGTTGGACATAAATCAACGCCCCGGTTCACTTGCAATAATAACTGTTCTATTGATACAAATTTAAAAATTAATCCACCTTTAACACAAAAAAATACGGTTGAGATTAAAAAAGTATTATTTGGATTATACGGCGGTGGCGGCTTGAAACTCGATGAAGGCTTACTTAATAGTGTCTATGGTACAGCAGACCAATATACAATGGATATAGAGCGCACCTTGCAAAATTTAGTTGATAGAAATATGAAATTATTAATAGTAGATGTAGATGTATATCCAGGTGATTATACACTAGGTCCTGAATCAGGTGTTGCATGGAAGCGTTTAATAAAAATATTGGAAAGAATAAGAGACGCAGCGCCTAGTGATCCGATAAAAGATATTCAAGTAATTATTGGACTAGCTTCAAGGCATTTACTAGAAAAAGCCGGCACGGTGAATCGTTGGAGCATTGATGGATCAACATATGCCCCGGATGCTACGCCACTATGGAAGATTGCTATTACTGAAATAGGAGATTTAAAAAATGGTGAATCTATCGGACTTCATGACTATTCATCAATAGGACCATTTGACTGTTTGAAAGGAATTAAATGGAATGATTCTTCTGTAGATATAGCAGAACATAATATTCATAAGGTAGATTTAAAACATAACAGAGACCAAATCATAGAGTTATACGAATTTGCCGCTGCCCGAAATCTATTTATTGGTGGAATATCTTACTTTGCAAAATTTAATCGTTTGTATGCAAAAGATGGTATTGAATTAGGCAGTTCAGGTCCTAGCAGTGGCGGTGCAGGTGATCACGGGACTATCGATGGCGATGGTTTAACAGCAACATATGAAATACCAAATGTAAATTTTCAGAGCAGCAAGACATATGATCTTAAATTCTTATATTATAATTTATCTGCTTATAATTGGGGTCATACAGCTTCAAATATCCCTAGACTACGCATTATATGCAAATGGAATGATTCTACAATTTTAGATAAACCCGTTGATTATAAAGATAATATTGTTGGTGGAACTGCTCCCCCTTTTACATATAAAACGGAAAGTGAAGTTCCCCGCATATTCCCCGATCCTCATACAGTAGATTTTACTTCTTGTCCAACAGGTGCAAACACAGTGCAAGATTGTTGCACTATCGTCGATACAACGGTGCCGAGATATTTAATTACTTATGATTCAACACGTCCTAGTCAAAAACTAGAATTTATTTTAAAACCAAACACTGAGGGTGGTGCACCCGGTGCAAATGCAACAAGCGATGGAAATACTGTCTTTAATGTTTGGGATATAACTATTTCTGATGCAGCTGGAAATAAGATAAAATTTATACAAGAAGATGGTACAGATATTATTAGTCCAACCTTTAACAAAGAACCAACTGCTGCTAATAAATTAATATTGGGAAGAACCATATCACACAATGTTAGTCCTTATTTTACTCCTTTTATCACGATGCCGAAGTGGTGTAGATATCTTTATAATTACAGTCTTGAATCTATATATAAAAGCATTATCAAAAATTGCGATTTACCATACTATGCTATAGCAAGGTCGCGATCATGGGGATTTGATTATTCTGGTGAAAAAATAATAGAACAGTTTAAAAAAGCCAAGGAGGCAGGAGCTGAGGCTCTTTTGGTATACAATGATCCTACATTTGTAAATGATATTACAATAAACGCCGATGGAACAAAAAATTTCCAAGGAATTTTCTATAATAAACGACCAAGACTAACAATGACAAGATTTGATCAAGCATTATGGTGGACTCCTCATCATGGAACGTTGGAGGGATTTTATCAGGAACTGACTACAAAGGATACATTTACAGCGGGAACTAAAATACAATTGAATGTAAAATTTGATGGTGCAGTTGTTGGACATAATGAATTCGCTGATTCTGTCCCGGTGCCAGCAGATGGGGGAGCTTTTAATTTATGTATCACGGATGAGAACGACAATGCCATTGGATTACAGTACATAAATTCTGCTGGTGTAACTGTTTCTATTGTGGATGGTGTAATAAATTCATATCAACTTCCTTATGATATTGGCGCTGGTAACTCAAAAGAATGGGGTGACTGGGATGGTGCTACAGGCTCGCCAACGCATGTTAGGAATAGTTATTTAGAATTTGTGATTCCACCAGGGGTGTCAAAAATAAAAATGAAATTAAAGATCCGAGAAGGTAAAATGACAATGAGTTCTGAAAAATTCTTTGGAGTATTTATCCGTATTTTAGTTGACGGAGTCGCTGTGGAAGATTTAACATATGATTATGACGCTGGTTATCATCCATCTTATAAAAATATATACGATAAGGTTACCGATTATTTTTTGACTTCATAATCTTCTAATAATTAATTATTTCAATTTTTCAATACTAATTAACCGTTAACTATTAATACGTATATTAATAGATAATAAATTAGCGGCGGCGCGTTCTTCTCCGTTTTCTCTTTTTGTGGCGTCTGGTTTTTTTTCTACGTCTCTTTCTCTTCTTTCCCCCCATAATGGTACAAGGGTACTGGGGGCAAGGGCGCGCGCGACCGGGTCCGTGCCGATGGGGAAACGCGGCAGCTGGTCCTCCACAAGCTTCCCCATCAGGCGCCGCGGCAGTTGGTAAATTACCATCGTACACTCTGTTAGAGTGTGGGATTTGTGGAGGCAAATTAAGATGTGCCCGTCGCTGGTTCCACGCCACTAAAGAATCCCTATTATAACAGTGCCTATCGGCACATATTCCATTCCCTGCTGGAATAGGCGTGAGGGAAACTTGATCATGGGGTCCACGCTCATCATCCCCGTTTTCACACCTACGACATCTATATAATGATACAGCTGGACCTTCTTGACAGGGATCTGGTGCCTCCTCCTCCCCCTCAGGAACAATCGGCTGGGCTACCGGGAGTTGTTCCTCTGCATCGTCGTCACTGTCCGAGAACCCATCCCAAAAGCTGATTCTGTTTGTTTTCGCGCCACCGCGCATCCGTCTACGGCGGCGTCGAGTTCTACGCCGCCTCTTGGTTCGCCGTCGGTGACGGGTTGTCCGTTTTTTCTTATGTTTTTTCTTATGTTTTTTCCGCCCCCCGAGGTATCGTGGGCGTGGGGATTGTGGAACCGGTTGAGGTTCCAGCTCGTCGCGCTCTGCCGCAGCAGCAGCAGCCTTGTCTGCCGCAGCCCTGTCCAAACGGCGCTGTTCCCTCTTTTGCTCCTCCCAGAGGGGACTACCCTCTTTGTGCGGTATATAGTTACCGAGGGATGTAAACTTAGGATATTTATCTGCTGGCGGGTGACTGCTTTTTCTCACAACCATAGGAAGTGGGGCTTCTCCATCTGAACTACTGATACTCATTGTTATATATTATACAAAGATTTATTTTCATTGTATAGTATATATGGGAAATTCTGTTGGGAAAGCCGAGGAAAAAGTAAAAGCCGCTGGACACGAAGCGATGCATTCAGCTAAAAAGGCTGGAACATCACTTGAGGCAGCTGGAAATCGTGGCGCGAGTGACATTAAGGGATCAATGGGCGGAGGAAGAAGAACACGACGAAGAGGCGGAACACGGAAGAAGAAGAGAAGGAGACGAAGAAAAGTTGGCGGGTTTAGTTTGTTCGGAAAAGGTACGAGCGATGATGGTAAAAGATGTATTCCGGGGGTTCCAGGACAATGCGGTATGGGTACCAGGTGTGTAAAATCGGGATTTGGCATCGGACCACTTAGCCAAGGAAAGTGTATGGCTGGTGGTAAACGCAAAAAGAAATCAAAAAGACACAAGAAAAGTCATCGTCGGAGAACACATCGGCGGCGCAGAAGACGTTAGAGTGCGGGCAGAGGTGCCAAACACAATTTGATAGTACCAAGCGAGGCGACAGAATATTTAACTATGAGCGGTAAGTCATTTTCTAGATACATCTCAATAGAATTGCATAAATTTGTGCATTTTATAAAATAACCAAGATTTTTCAATGAAAACTCTCCTTGAATAATCTGACTTTTAGGCGGATGTTTACTAAATTCAGTAACCGAGTCGCTTTCACAGCGGTTTATCTCACAAGTTGCAAAAGGTCCTTTACATCTAAAGATAAGTTCGTTGCCCACAGATTTAATCTCTAGTCTATCGCTAAGATTGGAGAGATCTCTGATAATCTTCTGAAAATCGGACGATGGGAGATTTATAATTGAAGAGAACTCAACATCAGGTACATCCAACTCCTCCTCCTCTGGCTCAATGAGTTTAAGTTTTTGATTTTTACATTGCTTGATATCGCCATTTTCAAATTTCAACCCAAGATGATCAACAATTCCATCGCTGTATTCGCTTCTTTCGATATAAATTGTTAAGGTGTCATCATTATCAATGGTATTAATCAGCTTGAATAGATGAAACATGTTTACACCAATGACAATTTTCGGAAACTCGCAGTAATAATGTTCAAACTTATCGGCGTCTAGAAACAAATGCGCAAGAATGGTATGGGATTTATCCATATTCACAATTCTAATACCATCTTTTTTAAATGTAATATTAGTTTCTAATAATATATCCTTCAATGCGGTCATTAAAGTTCTAAATGGCGCAATCTGTACTGTTTTAATTTCAAGAACATGGGAACTACCTGAACTATTACTCATAATATAATAAGTCTAACGATTCAATCTTTAAATACTTATGTGCGTTCAAAAACATGGAGAATTATGATTAAGCATTTAAATATCATGAATATATATATTTAACTAATAATGTTGAGACTAATAACACGTGGATTCCAAAAAAAAAAGAAACTTTGTCAGACTACCCCAAAGTTACTTGACAAATATACAATTATAAAGGAATTGGGTACCGGTGGCACATCAGTTGTTTACAAAGTAATGGATAATGATACATATAACTACTACACCTGCAAAAGTTTAACAGAAAAATTAGATGTTAAGGGAAAGCGCGAAGTAATTATCTTAAAAAAAATTCCAAAGTCACTTTATTTTCCCCAATTAATAGAAACAATACATGGGGATAATTCGCAATATAACATTATAACAGAATACATACCGGGTACAGATTTGTTTGATTGGTTGGTAGCGACTATTAAAGGTAAGGAACTATTAGATGAAGATATTGTTAAAAAAATATTCAAAAATATGGTTATTATAACCTGTAAATTGCATAGTCTTGGATTTGTTCATTTAGATATAAAATTAGAAAACTTTATCCTACGCTCAAGTAAAGATTACGGTTTAACCTTGATTGATCTCGCTTCTGTTCATCCACATCGCCCACACGGTTCTGTGTCTTGTGTAGTAGGAACGCGCGGTTATTCACCCTATGAAATATTTAAGGGCGATTATTCGCCAACATCGGATGTATGGAATCTAGGTGTATGTTTATGGATATTAATAACAGGAGTGAATGCATTTAGTCATAGAGAATTGGATTACGGAAGACATGCTGTAACAAGGCGTTCTTTTAAATTTCCAACAAAAAAACATGAGATACATAAACATTTGATGTCTGAAGATGCCTTTGATTTGGTGGAAAAAATGCTAATAATAGATCCGAAAAGGCGCCTTCCTGTAGATAAAATTTTAGATCATCCATGGTTTCAATAATTGATTATATAAATACTTAAATCATATATTGAGTATGTATATAATGTCAAATCCCGATGGTTATGAAGCCTGTGCTAACCTATTGAGAGATGTTTACAATAAATATCCCGCATCACTGCATCCAAAGATCATGGAATTTGTCAAAAAAGAACTGCCATATAAATTAGATGGCTGTATTTCAAGAATGGAGAGAATTAAAGATTTGGAAGAGGGTGCAGATGCATTTATTAATGAATTCCTGATAAATTCAGAAAGAAAGTTTATGTATATTGGAAAATCAGATATTTTTATAGAATACGATGGAAAACAATTCAAGTTGGTAAATGAGAGTGAGATATTACATGAAATATTAACCGGTTTGACAGAAGAAAAGTCCTTACATGATTGGAAGCATAAGATCAAAAATATGATAGTTAAAAAGATTAAAGATACAAATATGTTCCATACCATTCCCGAATCATACACAATACAGCAGGTATTGTCTCATATGACGCCGTTACTATTTAAAACGAAAGAGGAAGCTAAGTATTTTTTATCCGTTATTGGTGATAATATCCTTAAAAAGTCTCAGAGCAATATTCATTTACTAGATATCAAATCTAAAGATTTTATTACAGCATTATCCGACAACTTATTTAGTTACTTTAAAAATAAATATCACATTGATACTACATTTAAATATGCGTGGTATGATCATCCCTATAGTAATTGTAGGATCATATCCTTTAATCCTGCAGTTACAAATAAAAATTGTTGGAATACCTTTATCAAATATCATATTTTAGACATTTTGGCTGTAGCAGTACATTATTCCAATAGATTTGAGAGTTCAGACAATTACATTCAAACAGTGACACCAACGAAGCAAATAAATAAAATACTATTTTTAAAGCAAAATACAGAACAAGAAATTATTGAACAATTTAAAACAAAGAATTTAGAAATTGTAAATAATGCGGATGCTATCATAACACAGAAGGAAATACATTATTTATGGAAGCGTTTCTTAGTCGATTGTGAAATACCATCCGTCATTTTTCTCTCCAAACTCAATACAAATCTGTCAAATATTCTATCCTACGACGCAGAGCGTGAGGTGTATACTGGTATTACGAGCAAACATCTTAACAGCAGTGTTTGTTTAAGAAAATTTTGGTCCGAAAACATGGTTTCATCTGAAGGAGATGAAATAGAGGTGGATGATCTATATGATATTTATAAGTCATGGCTAATTTGGAATACTAAAAATGATTTAATAAATGAGGCGGGGTTCATTGCGATTCTTGAACATTTTTATGATGTAAAGCTTAACAATGGAAAATATGTGCAAAATTTCAAATGTAAATTATGGGATAAGAGAAAGGAGATAACTACTATTTTAGACGACCTTAAAATAACCTATAAAATAACATATAAAATCTCTCCAGAATGTTACGAAAAGAGTATGGATGCAATCTACACAGACTATTGCAGTCGTTGTAAAAGTAAGTTTGGTTACCGTGTGCTTAATAAGCATGAGTTTGAAAGATATATTCGGAAATTAATACCAACAGAATATATTAAACGAAAAAGGATCCTAAATAATTATTGGTCAACATAGAATGTATTTATTGAATATAAAATACATGCTATTTATCTAACGTCTGCGGCGCGAGCGCTTCTTGTAGCTTGGCTTGCGAGCAAATCTGCCGGTTCCGAAAGCGCGGTCCTCCCATCGCACGCCACGAATGGAGTGTACTTTACGTGAGCGCTTGCGTTTACGCGTTCCACGCCCCTTGCGCTTGTGATGACGCTTGTGGTGCCCTTTGCCGTCTTTCTTGACATATCCAAATTGTCCTTTGCGGGTATGGTATCCCTTGCTCGTAAGTCTCTTGAGCATTTGTGCGCCTTTGGAACTCTTGGCGCGAGACACGATTTTCCCGTGCTTGTTTTTCTTAAGATCCTTTCTTTTAAGACCTCCGGAAGTTTTGTACGCAGTTCCGTGGTGGACCTGTGCGCGCGATCCGATAAGAATTTCGAACACCATACCACTAATATGGTATTTACCGTCTGATCCCTTCATATGCTTCTTCATTATATAACTTAGTGAGAAAAAAAGTTGCAGAGAAGTTTTAGCTAAATAATCATTATAATATATAAATGGCGTATGTTGTAGTCCAAGACAAGCTAACAATTGTTAAAGATGAAATATGGCATTTGGAGAGATTATTAAATGAGGCATATACGCGTCGGCGGACTATATTAAAAAGACAAGGGGTACAGGGTTGGTATGATTGGATTTTAGAATGGTTTGGATATTAAACTAGCGCCTTTTTGTTTTCCCTTTATGCTTACGGCGCCCTCTCCCCTTTCTAGCTGTACGTCTCCTCTGGCTTCTAGATAATTTACTTAATTCTACTATTGGTGGCATTGTACCATATTTAACCATTGTATCTGGGTCTACAACAGCATGGAGTCCAGTTCTAGGTTCTCCTAGTCTCCCACGCTCAATAACTGCGGGTGCCGAAGGATTAAACGAGAGAAAATACGCGGAAGCCATCGTGTTATACAACATCGCTTTCCCATAATCGCCCTTTTTATATGCCTTCTTTCCCAAAGTAAGCAATTTCATTGCATTATTATATGTAGGTCCTTTTGTACGTGACTGTTCAATGATCATATTATTAAATAATTTTTTACTTAGCAAAGCATCTTTTCTCATATCTTTAAGCTGTTGTTTACTTGGCTTTCTTTTTGATTTTAACGTATTTTGATGTTTTCTTGACCTTCTTGTTTTCCTATTATTTTTAAGTACACTTCTACTCTTGTGCCCTTGGTGCTTGAAAGTGCGGCGTGCCATTTAGATAATAATGAGAAATTAAAAATTGAAAACATTTAAAGATAGATAAATAAAATACATTCACACAATGGCTAGTTCTAAAGAAGACCTCACCAAGCAATATCAGTTGAAAAAACAACGACAACACATCTTGGATGCTCCAGATACATATATCGGAGGCATCGAGATGGATGACGTTAACGATTGGACAATGATTGGTGACAAGATGGAGAAAAAAACGTTTAATTTCATCCCCGGACTGTATAAATGCTTTGATGAAGGCGTAGTGAACTGCAGAGATCATCAGATCCGTATGAAAGGCAAAATACAAAAAGGTGCGAAAGACGCTTTGCCGGTAACCCTCATTGATATTACAATTGATAGGGAAAAGGGTGAAATTACAATGCTAAATGACGGCGATGGCATAGATATCGCCAAACATCCAGTGCATAAAATGTATATCCCGGAAATGATCTTCGGGCATCTTATGACATCTACCAATTATAATAAAAAAGAGAAGAAGATTGTTGGTGGTAAAAATGGATTTGGTTTTAAACTCGTTCTTATATTTTCAAAACAAGGTAGGATTGAAACGGTTGACCATCGCCGCAAACTCAAATATGTGCAGACTTTTAGTGACAATCTGTCTGTTATTGGGAAACCTAAAATTACAAAAAGTAAATCTAAACCTTATACTAAAGTCACATTCAAGCTGGATTTTGCACGGTTTGGCGTGGAGGGCATCACGGATGATATATTCAATATTTTGAGAAAAAGGTCGTATGATATTGCGGCTGTAACAGAAAAATCGGTAAAAGTGAGATTTAATAATCAGATGATTCCCATTCGGACGTTTGAAGATTATATGAGTCTCTATATTGGAAACAAGGCGTCGTCACGTCGCGTATACGAGCTGGATGGTCGGTGGGAATTCGGCGTAGCATGTTCCCCTACGGGCGAGTTTGCTCAAGTTTCGTTTGTGAATGGTGTTTATACCCAGAAGGGAGGAAAACATGTTGATTATTTGATGAATCATATTATCAGAAAAGTGTCAGCCTATATTTTCAAGAAAAAGAAAATCAAGGTAACGCCTGTATCTATCAAGGAGCAATTGATCCTATTCTTGAATGTGGTAATTGAAAATCCATCTTTTGATAGTCAGACAAAAAATTATTTGAATACACCGTCGTCACGCTTTGGCTCCAAGTGTGATGTGAGTGACAAATTTATTGAAGGCATTGCGAAGAAATTGGGAGTGATGGATGCGGCAATTAGTCTTACACAAGTTAAGGCTAATAATGCGTCAGCTCGCAAAACGGATGGTGCAAAAACAAGTTCGGTAAGAGGCATTGCAAAATTATCTGATGCGAATTATGCAGGAACAAGGCGTTCTAAAGAATGTGTTTTGATTTTGACCGAGGGAGATTCGGCAAAAGCTGGCGTTATGTCGGGCTTATCTAAGGATGATCGAAACCGATATGGTGTTTTCCCATTGCGGGGAAAACTTATGAATGCGAGTGATATGTCGGATGCTAAACTTAATAGCAACGCGGAGATCGCAGCTATCAAGAAAATTTTGGGACTTAAATCTGGTTATAAATATACAACAAAAGAAGAGGTGGAAAAACAGTTGCGATATGGTTCAGTAATGTTTATGACTGACCAAGATCTGGATGGTGCTCATATCAAGGGATTGGGTATTAATTTGTTTAATGCTCAATGGCCGGAACTACTAAAATTGGATGCATTTCTTGGATTTATGAACACGCCTATTATCAAGGCAAAGAAAGGGACAACAACAAAAAGCTTTTATACGGATCAGGAATACAAATCGTGGAAACAGGCAAATAACAACGGTAAGGGATGGGCGATTAAATATTTCAAGGGACTTGGTACGTCTACAGCAAAGGAATTTAAAGAATACTTTGCAAATAAAAGAGTGGTTACATTCAAACATAGCGGCACAGAGTGTACCGATGCCGTAGATAAGGCATTTAATAAGAAACGTGCCGATGATAGAAAAGACTGGTTGAGAAGTTATGACCAAGATACAATTCTGGATATTGCAGAAACAGAGATTTCATACAAAGATTATGTAGATTGTGAATTGGTTCACTTTTCAAAGTATGATTGCGATAGATCTATTCCCAATTTGGTGGATGGTAATAAAATTAGTCAGAGAAAGGTTCTATATGCCTGTTTCAAGCGAAACCTGGTGAAGGAAATTAAGGTCGCTCAATTGGCAGGTTATACCTCTGAGCACGCAGCTTATCACCACGGTGAACAAAGTTTAGTAGGTACCATCATTGGAGCTGCACAAGAGTTCGTCGGTAGCAATAATATTAATACATTGATGCCAAAAGGTCAGTTTGGTACTAGAATTAAAGGTGGTAAGGATTCGGCGAGTGAAAGGTACATCTTTACTCATCTTAATTCGCTCACCAAATATATCTATAACCCAGATGATAATGCGGTTTTAAATTATCAAGATGATGATGGATTTCCAGTGGAACCCGATTATTATGTACCAACAGTGCCGATGATTGCTATTAATGGTGCAAAGGGTATCGGGACTGGCTTCAGTTGTGACATTCCATCGCACAATACGCTAGATATTATTGATTATATTCAAGCTAAGCTCCAGGGGACATCCCTTCCTGAAATTGCTGTATATTATGAGGGATTTATGGGAACTATTCAAAAGGTTAAAAAAGACCGATATTTGATAAAGGGTAAATATGAAATTGTTGGAACTGACCAAATCAGAATTACGGAACTACCTATCGGTACATGGACCGAAGATTATAAGGAGTTTCTTGAAACATTGATTGAGACTAAAGATAGTAAGAAATCTAAAAAGTCATTTATTGTCAAAAGTTATGTTGATATGTCAACCGATACGGATGTCGACTTCAAGATTAAGTTGGTAAGTGGTACAATGAATAAACTACTACCAAAACAAACGGACTACGGTTGCAATGAGCTTGAAAAGAAGTTCAGATTATACACTACTAAAACTACTACGAATATGTATCTATTTGATGCAAAACAGAAACTGAAGAAATATAAAACAGTTGCTGATATTATTAACGATTATATTCCAGTGCGACTGGAGACATATGCAAAACGTATCGCATATCTTATTGCACAACTTGAGCGAGAGGTAATGATACTAAGCAACAAAGCAAAATTTATTCAGGAGCAATGTGATGATGTTATCGATCTTAGGCGCAAAAAATCTCAACAGGTCATTGATCTGCTGAAAGATAGGGGGTATGACATCGTAGACGAAGATGCGGAGTATAAATACCTACGAACGATGCGCATTGAACAAGTTGAGGAAGAAAATATTGTCAAACTACTAGCTGAATGTGAAAAGAAAAAGATTGAATTAGCAGCACTGAAGAATCAGACACCATGCAACATGTGGATGCATGAATTAACTGAACTCCGCGGAAAATATCAACAATATAAATTAGATCGCAGAGAACGACAAAAGGGATCGGGTAAAAAAGTAGTAAAAAGGAAGAAGGGTAAAGCCAAGATAAAGAATAAGGTTAATATAAAGAAATAATTAAAAAATTGATATAGTATTAATGCAATAAATATATACAGATAACCATGAGCCTACGATTTCAGAACGACACAGCTGCCCTTCACCACCTTTGGTATGAATCCCATAAAAATCTCATCACGAGTCTCTGTATTGAGACTGGTAATGTTGATAAAATTGCCGAATTTACTGACAAATTTCTAGGTCCTTCGCAGAAACTCAAGCAGCGGCGGGACCCCAAGAAACCATCCCGTCCTAAGTCATCATACTTCTATTACTGTGATGTACATCGCCCTAAGCTCCTGCAAGAGCTCCGCGATGCTGGCGAAAATATTGTAATCTCTGAAGTATCTAAAAAGCTTGGAGCCGCTTGGAAAAAGCTAGGTTCAAAAGAGCGTGTGCCTTACGAGGAAGATGCCAATAAAGATCGCGCGCGATATGCTGATGAAATGGCAGCATACAAGAACTAAAGTTTGTCACTATATGCGATTAGCGACAGACAACCTATTAAACAAAGACCAAATATTTGAATATAGTACTTATGTGCTGTGAATTTCAGATGAAATAAACGATATAATAATACTAAATTAATAACAGTTAATACAAATTTCGGTATAAATTTATTTTTAATATTTTTTCGCATTAGCACGTATATCCCTGCAAATATAGCCACCGTTCTTATAAAAGCTAAAATGGTTCTCTCCTCAGCTAATTGTACTCTGGTGAATACATATTTGTGTTCAGATTTCATTATATAGAGATTAGATAATTTCTATATAACAACATATTAATGACAACAATAGTAATTAAACTTGACGATACATTCGATCTACATACGGTTGATACCAAATTAAGGCATACATTTGACACACATACTAATATTATTTTTATTTTTGATATTGTTTCTGCTACTATACTGGATTGGCGACTTTTGTTATCCATTTTACCATTACTTAAACGATATCACAATGAAATAGTAGATAAGTTAGATAAAAGTATTATTATAGCTCCTTACCAATGGCAGCATTGGTTATTACAAGTGTTCTTTTCAATATATACCCCAATTAAACCTTATGAAGTAATTTATAATACTACATCTATTTCCTCCTAGTTCTTCTCCCGCGTTTACGCCCGCGCCCACGCGTCTTCTTCTGCTTTTTGCCGCCACCGACTATACATTTTCCTTGACCGAACGGACCTATGCCCCAGCCAGACTTTACGCACCTTGTTCCTCCTTTGCACCCCGAAAACAAATGTGGAACGCCTGGAATACATTTTTTTCCCTTGCTACTCCACCATCCACCCTCTTGTTTCCTTCTAACGCGGTATTTTTGACCCGTCCGCTCATATGCCTGCAGATGGGGACCATATTCCACTAATACTGATTTCATTTTTCTTGGCTTTTTCCTTGTAATACCTAACTTTTGTAATTTTCTTTTTAAAGACTTATCATCTTTACCGAGTTTTTTGTTCATATATGAATGAATAAAATGTCCCGCACGTCCATGCTTTCTAGTATATTTTCTTTTTCGCGATCCGCCGCTGACTACACACATTCCCCCTTCATCCTCCGTGCAAGCCGGTTGCTCTCCAACGCGTGAATAAAAATTTCTCCACAACTCTTCCGTTGCCCCAGTTGGATCTCTGCAACCCAAGGCGCTCCATAAACCATGCAAGCAATTGAGCTCATTAGCCTTCACCGCTATTTGACTACGCGACAGCCGCTGTGACATAAATATATCGTGTGCCTTCCTGCCGATGGCTGCGCAAATTAAAGCTATTTGTCCACCTAAATCTGCATCATCAAAAGAACAATCTGCTTTAGCATCGGCTTCGGAGTCCTCCTTTCCCTCCACAACTTCTTCTTCCGAACCTACGGGTGGTTTTTCACATGTTAGACCTTCCCAAATATTCTGCAATAAGACCGTATTCATAAGATTAAGTCCAAATGTCTCAACGATATTATATATTTTTTGCACAGGAAATTGTACTGGCTGTGCAGCACGTGCAGTCATCGCACCTCCCTGCTTATCATCCACGTGCCCATGTTGGCGTTCATGATCTTGAAGTATTTCGTTTAGCTTTGGCGCCTTCGCGCCGCTGTAGCCAGTCAAATGTCTTGTACTAACCCCGGCTTGTTTAAGTACTCCTCGCACCCGTTGAATTTCCGCCTTCATGGCTTTTCCTGTATTAGCTCCACTATAAGAACCGGTCCCATCTTTTGGAAGTTGTACTCGGGGGTCCGCATCTACGGCTGAGCTAGCTGCGGCTGAGCGATTTGCCTTTCTAGAGGGCACTACTTTTTTCTTCTTTCCTCTTGAACTTGCGCTTCCGCTGGCAGATTTACTTTCTACCGCATCTCGTTTTCTTGACGAGGCTTTCACCGCTTTAGCTTTCCCTCCACCATGATGATGCAACGGGCATATATCTATTTTAACAGCAGATGGCGGACGACTTTCTAATTTTACTCTAATATTAAATTCCGGTGCATTCGGATTAGTTCCTATAGTTAATATTGTAGAAACTGTACCGGCTTTCCTAATTGCGATTTGAACATGTGTAGCGTCCGGATCAACCCATAATCTTAGATCGGGGGGGTCTATTCGTGTAACCGTATCATTACTAACCTGAGCTTTGGCGCCGCCCCCAGCGCCGAGGGCTTTTATATACTTACCAGAATTTGATGTCTTTAAGAAGCCGGTTAACTTCACATATGGTATATTACATACGCCGTCGGCAATATTCTCATGTGTAAATTGTAAAATACCTCCTAATATTTCCAATGCTTGCCTCCTTGGAACAAGCGCAACAGCTTGGGGTCCCAGACATGCACCATCGCCTCCCCCATCTCCTCCTATTTGGAGTCGTGCTGCCAATAATTCATATAACCCATCTCTTATGCCTGAAAGCGCGGCAAGTTTTTGAGTCTCTATATCTGGATTCGCGGCTTTGAGCTCTTCCCAGTGATCTTTATCCCTAATAGCCGCTTTAAATGTTGTATACGGTTGCATACATCGGTCAACTTGTGTCCATAGGTCCCGCTGCCTGGCTCTATTTGCTTGTGATGAAGAACAAACGG